AGGGCAAGCGGCACGCAGAAAACCGCAGTCACCGCCAGCCAGACCGCAGCGAACCTTACTCTGACTGGTGGGACACAAAGCATTGCGACCGTTCAAATAGCCGCTGTCGCACAGACCGCCGCGACTTTAACTGCATCAGGCGGTACTCAGACGATAAGCACCGTAAACGATGTGGCCATTTCCCAGACCGCAGCCACACTCACGGCCACTGGCGGTACGCAGTCAGTCAGTCTGGCATCGAGTGTTAGCATTAACCAAACCGCTGCAAGTTTAACCCTCACCGGCGGTACGCAGTCAGTGGCAACGGTACAAGATGTAGCAATCGCTCAGGTATCCGCTACCGTAACAGCCACGGGCGGCACGCAGGGTATACAAGACATTCAAGACGTCGCTATCGCTCAAGTAGCCGCCACGCTGACTGCAACAGGCGGTACGCAGAGTGTCGCCACATCATCAACGGGCAGCTTAGTCTATGACAACAGCGGTGGTACGACTGCCAGTGCTCTAACGGCCGGTAACACCGCGACATTCAGCTTTACCGTAGGTAGTGGCAGTAACCGGGGCCTGTTCGTATCGCTCGACTTCTGGGATAACGGCGGTACAGCGGCCGGTGCATCCGGTGTCACGTACAACGGCACCAGTATGACCGCTGTTGGCAACTCTGCGAGTAACGGCGCATTTTATACCGAACAGTGGTACTTAGCAGCCCCAGCGAGCGGCACGAACAACGTAGTTGTCACGGTCAGCGGCACGACCACGAAACTAGGCATTGCCGCAATTAGCTTCACCGGCGTTGACCAGACAACCCCTATTGATGTATCGAGCAGTACGACCGGCACCTCTGGCACTGTCACGAAGAGCCTGACCACTACTAACGCGAATGAGTATCTGTTTGACGCGGTGACTCACTTATCCGCAAACAGTCCGTCCAGCGAGACTGGTACGATAATCCTCAATGACGCAGCCAGTGGCGTGAGTACTGACGCGCAGTACGCGACTGCGGCGACTGCTGGCTCTAATAGCATGAGCTGGACGTACCCTGACCCCGGTGATGCGTGGGCCTACAGTGTACTTGCGCCGAAAGTTACTAATAGCAGCGTCAACGCTTCGATCGCACAGTCAGCCGCGACCATTACCGCTACTACGGGTACACAGTCAGTCGCCGCCATACAAGATGTATCCCTTACGCAAGTCGCAGCCACGTTGACCCTTGCAGATGGTACCCAAAGCACTAATGTGGGCTTAGGGCAAACGGCTGTAACCCTGACCGCCTCGACCGGCACCCAAAGCGTCGCGGCACATGTCAACGCATCGGTTGCGCAGCCCGCAGCGAACCTTACCATTACAGGCGGTACGGAATCGATAGCAACCGTAAATATCATATCTCTAAGCCAGACCGCCGCCTCACTCACCCTTATCGGTGGCTCTCAGGGTATTCAGGACATACAGGACTTAGCAGTTGCACAAATCGCGGGAACTCTTACGCTTGCAACAGGTATCCAGAGTGTTGCGACGGTACGGAACGTAAGCATCGCCCAGACCAGCCAGACGCTCACGCTTGCCAGTGGGACGCAGGCAACGAGTGTCGCACTTGCTCAAACCGCCGCCAACCTATCCCTGACCGGCGGTACGCAACTAACAGGCGTCACCATACCCCAGAGCGCCGCAGCACTGACACTCGCAAGCGGTACGCAATCTGTCGCAACCGTGAAAATCGTGGCGATTACCCAGACCGGTGCAGTATTGACTATGACGGACGGGACACAGGTTGTCGCGAGTATTCAATACGCCAGTGTGACGCAGACCAGTACCGCATTGACTCTCGCAAGCGGCACACAAGTAGTTACTACGGTTCGGGACGTTTCCGTAAGCCAGACAAGTGCCAACCTTACCTTTACCGGCGGTGTCCAATCCCCTACTACGAGCGGGAACGTCAACATCGTACAAGCGGGAACGACGCTCACCACGAGTACGGGGACGCAAACGGTGACGACGGTCAATAGTGTGACGCTGACGCAAACAGGCGCGGTTATTACCGTCACTACGGGCGTTCAAAGTATGCAAAGCTTGCAAGATGTAACTATTACCCAATCTGCGGCCAATGTCTCCACTAGCAGTGGAACACCGACTATACAAGCGGTAGGCATCGCATCAGTCGTACAGGTAGGCACGACCGTCACGGTAAATGCCGGTCAACAAGGAATCCAGGATATACAAGACGTGGCGATTGCTCAGATCGCCGGGATGCTTACTATTTCAGACGGTACGCAGAGTGTCACTGCGATTGCGAGCGCGAGCGGCGATATAAAGGTCTATAACGGCAGCACTTTTGTAGCCAAGCCGGTGAAGGTCTGGACGGGTAGCGCATGGATAAAGAAGCCAATAAAGCATTGGAATGGTACCGCGTGGATCACCACACCGTATTAGGCGTAAACCTCCGCCCCACCATCTCCGAACTTTTTTCTGTTTATGTAGCCTCGACATGCTAAAGTAAAGACATAACCCCCGGACGCAATGGCAGCAGCAAAACCACAACCCTCAACCAAGCCTGACGATACCTCGTCTCTGACGTATCCATACCCCAATTCGGCGGCCCGTTTACAGCGCTATAGCATGAATAGCCAGCTATTCAAGGGTGAGCACTTTGATGCCTTCCGCATCAAGATAAACAATGAGCAGTACTCCAAGGACTACGCCAAGCTGCGCTACCTCGTGTTGAACTTCGCCGGATTGCTCAGCAAGGTAAGTGCCGACATGCTCTTCGGTGATGAAACATCTATCAAGTTACCGACGCTCGACAAAGACAACCCGTATAACAAGAACAACAGCGACAGCATGGAACCGGCAGATAACGCCGACGCGACCTCGGATGTATTTACCCTCAAGACGCCGAAGCCGAACCCCAACCAGGAGTGGCTAGAAAACTTGGTCTTTGACAACCGCTTAGACGTGCAGCTCTACGAGTCAGCCATCACCAACTCGTATAAGGGTGACGCGCTCTTTAAACTACGCGTCGGCCCGCTGCATGGAAACGATGCAGCGGTCATCATCGAGCAGATCATGCCCGACTACTACTTCCCGAACATCGACCGGTTTAACGTCAGTGCTGAGCCTGAGCCTGTCGAGATAAGCTTCACCGTCGAGATTAACGGCAAGACCTACTTACGCAAAGAGATTCACGAGCCGGGACTTATCCGCAACGAAGCCTACCTGATGGAAGGCACCAAGATCGTGATGCCGGTCGATCTAAGCGTGCTCGGCGTCGATGGGTTAGAGCCGGTAGAAGAAACCGGCATTGACCGCATGCTTATCGTCCACATTCCGAACTGGTCTGACGGCACGACGCACTTTGGGTACGACGACTATACCGACCTGCTGACCCTGATGTACGCGATTAACAACCGCATGACGAAGATTGATAACATCCTCGACAAGCACGCTGACCCGATTCTGGCTATCCCTGACGGCATACTGGATGAAGACGGCAACATTAACCGCAGCCAGTTAGGCGTCTTTGAAAAGGGCGAGGACGGCGACAAACCCGAATACATCGTATGGGATGCCAAGCTGGAGTCATCCTTTGAAGAGATAGACCGCTTGCTCGATTCCCTGTATATGTTCTCTGAAACCAGTCCGAGCGTGTTCGGTGTGCAGGGTGCCAAGCAAGTTGCCCGGCAGGAATCAGGTAGGGCGCTCAAGTATCGCCTCATGCGCACGGTTAGCAAGATCAAGCGCAAGCAGCGCTACTACAACTACGGCATCAAAGAGATTATCTATCTCGCACAGATGCTCGCCCAAGCACACGGCATCCCGGCGCTCGACGTGCAGTTCAGCGGTAAGCCGGAAGTGCCAAGCATCGACTGGCCGGAACCGATACCGCAGGACAGCTACGAGCAGGCGCAGGAAGAAGAGTTGCGCTTATCCAGCGGCAACCAGTCGGTCAAAGACTCGATTAAGAACATCGACGGCCTCGACGATGAGCAAGCCGTACAGAAAATTCAAGAGATTATGGCCGAGCAGAAACAGCTTAACCCTCCGGTTGAAGTGCCGGTCGCCGCGCCAGTCGGTAAGAACGGCCAACCGGCGCAAGGCGGTGAACCGCAGCCAGCCGTACCGGGACAAGCCAAGATGAAAGCCATCCAGGTACCTAAGAACTCTAAACCGGCTGACGTTAGCGATTAGAGGCTATGGCGAAGCCTCCCAGTGACCGCCACGCCATAGACGAAGCGGCTATCGCGGCGCTCGTGCTTGTCTATAGCCGTGCGCTCAACTCGATCGGTCGTGTCATCGTCGGCATGGCAGCGGCCGGAGTCACGCGGGCATCCGTCCAGACCGCTCGCGCACAGATACAGCAGCAGCTCGCCGAGGCCGGTCAGCAGGCCGGACAGTGGGTCGATGACAACGTATCGGCTACCTACCAGCGAGGCCAGCAGGCCGCCGCTACGCAGCTCCAGGGCTTCGACAACCCCGTGGCCGCCGCCGTGGCCGCCGCCATCCTGACCGGCACTCCTGAGCTGAACGCACTCCACACCGACAGCATGCAGACGATTAAGGAAGAGCTGGCGGCGCGTCTCAGCGATGCGCTGACCTCGATGGGCCGCTCGGCAAACTACCTCATCACGCGGTCGCTCAACCAGTCCTTACGCGCCCAGATAGCCGGTATGACGGACACTGCCGAGATGAAGCGCACCATCTTGAAGAGTCTGGACGATAACGGCATTTACGGCCTGGTCGATAAAGCCGGGCGGCGCTGGAATCCTGACGTATATGCGGATAATGTCGCCCGCACCTATCTCATGCAGGCCCGTAACACGGCAGTTACGAACGCACTCAGCTCACAGGGTTATGACCTCGTGGTAGTCAGCGCACATGGCGCGGAGGATGCCTGCGGCCCGTGGGAAGATGCGGTACTCAGTATTAACGGCGCGACTCCGGGCTTTTACACCGTTGGCGATGCGACCGGTGCCGGACTCTTCCACAATAATTGCAAGCACGAACTGAACGCCTATTACTCTAGCGACACGCAGGCAGTAAATCCCGACTCTTGACTTAAAGGGTTAGTTAAATCATTCTAAGGATGTAAACCCAATCTATCGTGGTCAGCCCACGTAAAAAACTGAGAGAGGGCCACATGGCAGATGCAAACGGAGATACCTCCACTACAGATGCTAACGCAAACACTGACGCGAACACCGGCGATACAGGCGCAACAGGAAACCAGTCAAATACTGGTGACCAAAACGCGTTCGACATTAACAAGCTAGACAAGTCCGCTTGGGAGCAAATCTTTCAGCACGACCGCTTCAAACAACTCAACGAGAAGGCCAAAACCGCCGATCAGTTAGTCAAAGAGAAGAAGGAAGCCGAAGAGACTGCGCTCAAGGAACAGGGCAAATGGAAAGACCTTGCCAGCAAACGCGAACAAGACGTGGAACGCTGGAAGCAAAGCTCGATCAGTGCCGAGATTAAAGCAATCGCGGCCAAGCATGGGGCAGTAGACCTCGACGCCGTTGCACTGTTAGCCGACAAGGCCGGAGTAACCATCGACGACAGCGGTAACATTACCGGGGCCGACGATGTGGTCAAAGCGTTACTCGAAAGCAAACCGTACCTTTTTAACACTAGTAACACGCCTAAGAAGGTTGGCACCGGGACGAATCCCGGCGATCCCGCAAACCAGGGGCCACCGAAGTTTACGCACTCACAGATCAAAGACCCGGCGTTCTGGAAAGAACACGAGAAAGAGATTTTATCCGCGCTCCGAGCCGGACAAGTCGTAGACGACCTCGCCAAATAGCTTAGACAGAAAGAGAACACTACCCCATGTCATACATGGATAACACCACCAACGCCGCGTTCATACCGACGATCATCGCCCAAAAGGCCCTTGGTTACTTCGGTGCCTACATGAACCTGGCACGCACTGTCGGCAAAGACTTCGACTGGACGCCTGCTACCTTTGGTAAAGTCATTCAGATTCCGAAGCGCGGCACGCTGACCGCCAACAGCAAAGCATCTAATGCATCTGTTGTCGTCCAGAATCCAACTGCCACGAATATAAGTGTCACCTTGAGCAATCACTACGAAGTGACCTTCGGTATCGACGATGTGACGAAAGTTCTGGAAAACCAGAACGTGCTGGTCGGCTACGGTGAGGACGCCGCCAAGGTGCTTGCCGAGAACGTCGAAAGTGCACTTGCTGGCACTTACGCCGGTTTGACCAACCCGATCATAACCTTTGACGGCACGAGCGCGACAACCATCGATAATAGC